TATACGAACCTTATTCTGTCATCTGTCATGACTGATGGCTGTGGCTTTCCTGTATGTGCCCGCATCAGTCGAATTCCTTTTTTATATTCCTCTAAAGCCATTGAGGATAATTCTACATTCTCTTTAAAGTGCCAAACATAATATCTTGCTTTTGCTAATAGTACTGTAGTCCACTGCTCTGAATATTTAACTTCATCATCGTGAGCAGATAAAGTTGGTATCTGTTCCCAAGCATAAAAATAAATTCTATATGCTTTATCTGGTATTGGGGATAAGCCAAATTTTCTACCGTCCGGAGACATTAGTACTCTTAAAGGTTTAGCATAAACTCCATCGTCTTTAGCACTATCATCAGATTCTCTATAATGCTTTCTCCAAGTTTCAATAGGAGTGAATCTTAAATTCTGTCTTTCGTATGGAGATGAATGAGTAGCTGTCCAAGTTCCACTAGCTGTTGTACAAACAGACTCTGTATCATAGTCTGTCCATGTTGCACCAGCTGCTACACAAGTACTTGCTGTCGAATATGAAACATTTGAGCAAACTCCTGCGCTAGAACAAGAACCCACATCTTCTGTAGTTAGATAGAAATTATCCCAATCTACCTTACCAAAATCTTTTGCAGTTCCGTGTGAACCGCTTGAATGTTTCTTTAAAAAATACCATCTAGTACCAGCAACGGTATCAACAAAAGAATTACCGTACTCTTGTGCATCTCCCGATGCTGTCGTAGAGAGCCAAGGAAACTCTGGATTTTCATTAGCTATATCAAAATATGCTCTATTGAGAGCAGTCTTTACAAATTTCTGAATTCCAGTAGCATCTGCAAAGTTAGTAGAGGTAAGCTGAACTTCATTTAGTTCGCCTAGAATATCATTGGTTAAAGCTAAATATGTTTTTTGTGACATCTTCCCTCTTTAGAATTAGGTTAAGGAGTCCCCGAAGGAACTCCTTAAAGGTTTACTTATTAGTCAATTATGATTTTTGCTAAAGCTAATGCTTCAGGACGCAATACTTTGCGACCCCACACTAACAAACCGCGGACAATATCTTTAAAAGTTAAATTGTCCCTAAGTGACTCAACAGTAGATAGTGACTGCGCACAAGATATAGCTGACATGTGTCCAGCTAAAACCTGATGCGTAGGACTACCACCACCTGTAGGTGTTGGTACGTTGTTTGACTTGTACATCTTAAAGCCTCTTAGCTCTCCCGATGCAACCAGCCCATTTCGCAAACCGCCGCTACCTTGATTATAATCAACCGACATCAACTTAGATGATGTTTTCGCTAGTTCTTCATAGAACTCCGGCTTGGCTACAACCCATCTGTTCTCTTCAGGAACATTGTTGTCGTCAAGTAAACGCGCCAAACGTGCTAACACGTCTAGTGGGTCTATTTCACTTGTGCCAAAACCAGTATCAATTGGAGCAGCGCCTGTACCATATGCGCCTGAAGCGGCAGTTATGCCAGCACAAGCTGCAGTTAGTACGTTTACATCAAACGCATCTTTCAATTGATATGCAGCGTTATCAGATGCAACCTGTTGCCAGTTTACATGAGAAAAACGCTTTTCTAAGTCATCAACCTTGAACTGAAAATACTTCGCTTGGTCAATCTGCAGGATTAACTCTTCATCCGTTAAATCTGTGGATGCTAGAGTTCCTGTATTACGAGCATAATCAGCTACTGTGATTGTTGGTTCTTTTATAATGTTAACTGTATCACCGAATTGTGCGATTTCTCCCATATAATCAGTGTTACAGATAGCCTCGGCTACTGCCGATTTGCGGAAAGCAACTTGTACCTTTTTTGAAAACACTGACGGCAACCAGAACGAATTGGTATTACTCGTTACGGCTGGGTCAAAGTTTATACTAGAACCTGTTTCAAAGCCCATGGTACTCTCTCCTTATATTAAAGGTAAACAAACACTATTTTAGTAGTGCGTAAATACCTCCTTTTAGTTACTTAATGAAAACTAACCTTTAGCTATTCGACCTGTTTTAAAAGCTTCATCTATTTCAGGTTGAAACTTCTCAAATTGGTCAACAGAAAGATTAGCAATCTCTGAGGTTGTCCAGACTTTTTCCTGCGGGGCAGATGGGTCTTGGGTTTTAGCCGTGACCTGTACTGCATCTGCAGCACTGCCTCTTGGGTCTGTTTCTGAACTATTTGTTGACACAGACTTGGGTGTTTCAGAAGTATAACCAGCATCCTGTTTGTATAAATCTATGGCTCTAGAAGCAAGTGAAGCATCGCCTGAATTTTTATAAATCCAATCTTGGATTGCTTCAGGTTGTACTCTAGCCCAATCATGAAAATCATCTGAATCTCTAATTGTTCTAAAGTCTGGATGAACATTTAATAGTTCTTGTTCAGCCGCTCTTCTATTACTTGCCGACTCCTTTTCTGATAGCCTAGAAACTGTATCTTCTAAATTAGAGATTTGTTCCTGTGCTCTCATATGAGCCAATGAATCTACTACATCATAGACATCCGGATAGTCCTCTCTAAAAGTAGCCAGTTCTTCTGGGGTTTTAGGTGCTACATAGGTTGGACGATTAGCTTTCAAATCAGCTTTTAAAGCTGTTTCTTTTTGCCTCCAGTCTCCTAATTTTCTATCATAATGTCTTTTCAAATCATCATAACGCTTTTTAAAATCAACCTTCTTAAATTGTTCGGTTGGCTCTTCGACATAATCATCATTGTTAGTAGCCTTTGTAGGTTCAGCTTCTTTAGGTTCACCGCTTTCTTGTTTAAGTATCGGCTCTCTGCTAGATATCACTGCTTCCTTTCGAGGGGTAACATATGCTAAGGAATCATCAGCGCTTTGAAAACCTATATCGGCTTCTGAATTGCTGTTGTCCCATGTCTTTTTAGCATTATAAGGGTTTGGTTTTGGTTGTTGGATTTCCTCCGTTTTTTCTGTTGCTTGTGTCATAACTTCCTCCATTAAGTGCCAGTTGTATAACTGGGTGGCTTCGGGGTTAGTAAAATCCAGAGTGCCAAAAGGGTAGCTCTGGGGTTGTCGCTACAAAGTCAGACTAAATCTCGTCAGTCAGTCTGTTGTTTTGTAGTTAATTTATTGTACTTTAATTTTTTTCGACTTCTTTGTTTCTGGTAGATTTAATTCCATATCCACCACAAGAACGCCGTCTTTAAATTTTGCATTGAACACTTTTAGATAGTCTATCAAAGTCCATTGTCTCTTAAAGGCTCGTTGTGCTATACCTTTATAAACGAAACCATCATCATTATCTTTGTCAGCGGAATTTCCAGAAATAGTTAAAGTGTTATCTTTCACCTCAACATCTAAATCTACCTTTGAAAATCCTGCTAGTGCCATTTCTAATTGATACTTATTATCTTTAACCTTCTTTATATTGTAAGGTGGATAGTTAGGTATCTCAAAATGAGACAGCGAAGATAGCTGGTCAAATACATTGTCAAAACCTAGTGTCTGGTTTCTAAATGGGTCGAAAGCTGTTATCCAATTTTCGTTAAGTGTTGTTAAATCGTTTGTCATTATTATTCTCCTTTTATTAAGCGAGTTATTAAAATGGGATACCGTTTATGGCTATCCCGGCTAGACCATTCTATTTAGAATGGAATTTGGTTATGCCGCTGTAAATAAGGAAGACTCTCTATGTACAGCCGGCTTACCGTCTCTTCCTTTAATCAGTGTTACAGGGTCTAATCCTAAAATCTTATATAGTAAATCTCCTAGAAGACGTTTTCTTTCTCTTTCCTTATAGTGTATATTTTTTTCAGTACCCGGAGTTGATTCACCTGTAAAAGTTCCTTCATCATTTTCTCCATAACTACTACCTTCATAGACTTCTCCGCCATATTTAAAACCTATTACTCTAAACTTTCCATCTGCGGTTCTTTTCACGTTTTTCATGAATCCTTTACCGTAAGTTTTAGCCATTTTTAGTATTTGTCCGTGTGTATATGTTCCGCCACCATAGCCTAAGTGTTTCCTTGATACTCCACCAGATACTGGTCCACCACCAGAAAAGTAATCAGCTCTTGTTAACAAACCACCTGCTGCAAATCCTTCATCTCCCATCTGAGCGAAAGCTTGTTCAACGTCACCTTCATCATAATCTTCTTCGGCTTTTGCCATCATCTTTCTAAGTTTATCTACACCTAATTGTTTTACAGCTTTAGCAGTAAATACAAATTCACCGTCTGATAATTGTGCAGGTATTGAATCACTTGTTCCTGTTCCCGGACCTTCTACACTACCTTCTTCATCAAAAACTTCCGGAGAAGAAGTAGTGCCTAGCGTGTTTAGTATTTCTTTTAATTCAGGGTAATCAGATAAGGCTTGAAATAATATTTCTTGGTCTTCTGGAGATAAACCAGTTAGGATATCTTCTTCACCTTCTGCTGATATTTCTTCTTCAAAAGCAGGAAAATCAGACGCTTCTCTTCTATCAGAATAATCCTCTTCAAAGTTTAAAGGAATTTCTGGGTCTAACATTGAACCTTCAGTATCAAAATCTATTTCGCCATCTATTTCGCCGCCTTCTGCATAGCCTCTTTGTAATGGACTATAGTTAAATTGCTCTTCAATCTCTGCTTCTGGTACTCTTTCCTTTGATAACCTGTTAGCTACTCCTTTCTCGAATTCTGGATAATCTGATTCCATCCTCCATGTTCTAGAAGCGTCTGCTAGTAATCCGCCTTCAGCGTATCCATTTCCTCCTGCCATATCCATTCCCCTTAAAATTCTACATGCTGCGTCATCTTTTTCAACATAGCATGCTCGTTCTAAATCTTCATAAGTAGATTTTTCACTCATTTGTTATTAATTAATAGTGTTCGTATATTTAATATCTGCTCAGACAGAGCGAACCGTCCCTGTGATTTTGCTATCTCTTTATCATCTGATGAATTCATAACTCTTTTGATGGTCATGTCATTATCTTCTTCTAAATATTCTTCAAAAGTTTGCCAAGCTGGTGAAGATATCAATCCTCTAAGTTTGTTTATATCCATTATACTTGA